ATTTTCACAAGAAATAATAGAACATTCTATAAACTTGGTTTGTTTGTAGGATATAATGACAGAGATCTTGTTGAAGGAACTTTTGGTGTTCCAGGATTCTCCAGGTCATTAGAAGAAGTTTCAATTGGTTCTTCAGTCATCAGTGTAGATTCTACCATTGGATTTGGTCAAACTGGAGAACTTAACGTTAGTGGAAATGTTATAACATATCAAAATAAGAGTATTAATCAATTCTTTGATTGTGTTGGTGTTACCAGTGCGATTTCTCTTGGTGAAGGTGTCAGAGCAAATGAAGTTATCTTCGGTTATGAAAATGGAGATACCAGCAAAAGGGTAGAACTTCGTGTAACTGGAGTACTTTCAGACTTTGAAGCACTTGAAGATATTCCTTTGATGGAAGTTGGTGAGGAAATTTTTGTAAGAAATATTGGGGAAATCATTGAAAACCCAATTGGTGAAAAAACATTCAAAGAATCATTTGCAAATTCTTGGTTGTATAATACCAGTACAAGACTTGCAGTTGATTCAATTCAAGGTAGTACTTTTATCCTTTCAACTGACGTCATTGATAAATCATTCCTTAAAGTTGGCGATAGTGTTGATATTGTTGTTGGTAGCAGCAATGTTGTTTCTCATCCAAATGCAATCGTTGATAATATTAACTTTGCAAATAGGGAAGTTACATTAACCAACCTGGGAGCATTTGTACCACTTGCTGGCGTTTCTTATTCAATAAGAAGAAATATTGTTAAGGTAACTAGTGCAACATCTAATTTAAAATTAGGAAATGACAAGTACATTGCAAACACTCTCAACGTCTATACCGATGATAAGAATGAGTATGGATATGTTGCCTCCCATTCTCTGCCAGGATATCAAATCGTAGATGAAATTGTAGAATCAAAACTATCCGATGGATCTGTAAATAATCTAGAAGAATATGATTCTGCAAAGTTAACTTATAAAACTATTAAGTTCCCATCTGCAGTAAGATTCATTGATGGTGATGAGATTGTCTACACTGCAACTAATCCTCTGAAAGGATTGGAGTCTGGTGGTTTTTATTATGTAAAACTTGTAGATACGAATAAAATTCGCGTATACTCATCAAAATCAAGAATCAAAGGTGATGAGTATGTAGAGTTGCTTCCTGCAGACAATACTTCAGGTGAGCACATATTCACTCTGAAGCGTCACGAGAATAGGTTTATATCACAAAATAATATTTTTAGAAAGTTTCCGATTAAACAATCTCTAAGTAGTGTAAAAGAAAGTGATAGAAATATTGGTAATGTTGGAATCTTAATCGATGGTGTTGAGATTTCTTCTCCACAATCTAGAGATAAGATTTATTGGGGTCCATTAGAGAAATTTGATGTCCTTAATGGTGGTTCTGGATATGATGTAATCAATCCACCAAACATTAGGATAGGAATTGGATCAGGAACTCAGGCATATGTTGAACCTGTAGTTATTGGTAGTGTAAAAGATGTTATTGTAGACCCACAAAATTTTGATATTGATAATGTTCTTTCTATCAGTCTTTCTGGTGGTAATGGATCTGGATGTGTCTTACAACCAGTTGTTGGTGATAGATTCAGAGAACTTCTGTTTGACAGTCGTCCAATTAGTCTTGGTGGTGGTGTCGATATTGTTGATGAAACGATTACTTTCAGAGAACCGCATAATTTATTCACAGGTCAATCTCTAATTTACAATCAGAATGGAAATAATCCAATCAATATTGGAAATGCATATGATACTAATAATATAACTACAGGAACACTTGGTAGTGGTGATGAATATGCTATCAGCGTAGTAAATAGCAGCACCATTAAACTGCACAAATCTAGAGCAGAAGCACTTGCAGGAATCAATACTATTGGATTCTCAACTGCAACTGCTGCAGCTGGAATTCACAAATTTAGAACTTTATCCAAAAAGAATCTTAGACAGGTAAAAGTTTTAGAATCTGGTTCTGGGTATGCCCACAGAAAATTAAGAGTTAAGACTGCAGGAGTTTCCACTGCATACAATACTATTGAATTTCCAAATCATGGATTTAAGACTGGTGAGACTGTAACATATTCCAAAGAAACCTTTGCTGGATTAACAACCACCACTAGTGAAATTTCTATTGTCGGTTTACATACAGAAAATCAATATTCAATATACAAAGTTGATGACAACAGATTTAAATTAATCAATGTTGGTGTTTCTGGAACAGTAACAACAGATTTGGTAAGAAACAAGTTTGTAGATTTTGTGGGATTTGGAACCATTGATGGATATCATGTGTTCAAGTATCCAGAAATTAAAGTAGTTGCAAATGTTTCTTTTGGTGCTACTACTGGAGAGTTTGTATTCACACCAATTGTAACGGGAGAAGTCTCAGATGCATATCTTTATGAGACTGGTAGTGGATATGGATCAACTACATTAAACTTACATAGAAAACCAATAATAACTATTGAAACTGGTTCAAATTCACAACTTGCTCCTATTATCTTAAATGGTAGAATTGCGGATGTACAAGTTCTTAATAAGGGTAATGGTTATGCAGGTCCACCAGAATTAGTTATTGAAGATACATCAACACCAGGCGGAACTGGTGCCATATTGAGACCCGTCATGGATGGGGATAGACTTTCTGATATTATTGTAATTAATTCTGGTATTGGATATAGTGCAAATTCTACAAGTATTTTTGTAAAAGAAAGAGGGTTCGGTGCCAAATTTGATACAAGAGTTAGAGATCTTTCTGTAAATGATGCTGAAAGATTTGCAGACTTCTCAAAATCCAAAAACACAAAAATATTCTCAAATCTTTACAAGAATGAGAAAGAAGATAGTCTTGTTTATGGAATTTATGGATACTCCGAAGATTTGGCAGAAAATTATGAAGAGCTTGGTGGTTCACACTCACCAATCATTGGATGGGCATATGACGGCAATCCAATCTATGGACCATTTGGATACTCTTCACCATCAGATGTTCAGTCTGGTGTTAAGATATTAGATACAAGTTATGAACTAAAATCTGCTTCGGTAGAAGATAGACCTCCCAACTTCAAACCTGGTTTCTTCATCGAAGACTACAGATACACTGGATCTGGAGATTTAGATAGACATAATGGAAGATTCTGCATAACACCAGATTATCCAAATGGAATCTATGCATACTTTGTTGGTGTTACTACAAGTGCAACATCACCAGACTTTGAACCAAAGTATCCATACTTTGTTGGAAATACTTACAAGTCGAATATTATTTCTGAGAACTTTACTTTAGATCATACTTTCGATTTTAATAACTCAAATCTTGTTAGAAATACTTTCCCATATAACATCAATAAAAAGTATGCTGATTACGATTTTATTAATGAAGGATATGAAGTATTCAATCAAGCAAGTGTAGTTAAATCTGTTACACAAGGTGAAGTTGATGATGTTAAGGTTATTGAAGGTGGTCTTAACTATGTTATTGGAGACAGAATAAATTTTGATATAGAGGGTGCAAATGGTGCTGGTCTTAGAGCAGAAGTTTCTGAACTAGTTGGTGCTGGAATAACTGCTCTTAATACTATTTTAGACTCCTACGAATCATGTGTATTTGAGTGGGATAATGAAAATCAAGTTTCTGCATACTTCAGAGATGGATTTGATTTATTGAATAATGATAGAGTTGTTGTTGGCGGTCTTTCAACATCAATAACTTCTCTGGTTGGAACGTTCAATATTGGATTTACCACATCTATTGTTTCACTTGCTGGAACAATGATTAATTATAGTTCAACCCCATATGGAATAGCAGAAGATATTTTTGTTTCTAGAAGTGTAAATGTTTCTACAGGAACAACCGTCGTAATTCATTCCGAACAAGGAAGTGAAACTGCCATTGTCCTCAATAACTTTGGTAATGGTGTTTTAAAAATTAAAAGACCAGAACCCGCAGGAGTTGCTCATACACTTGGAAGTAGATTAGAAATTAAAGAAAATAGATTAACTCTTCCAGTTAAAACTCAGAAGTTTACTTCAAGTTTTAATGACATTGTTTATTTCAATGCAAAAAATGCGGTTGGAGTTGGTACAACTTCTGGTTCTGCAGTTACAAAATCGTTTAATGTTGGAATTACTACAGTAACTGTTTCTATCCCAACACGCCAAATTTACTTACCAAAACATCCATTCAAAACAGGTCAAAAGGTAACATATACAAATCCACCAAAACCAGGAACTGCACAAATTGTAGTCGGAGCATCCTCTACTGTTGGTGGAACATTCAATCTTTTAGATGGCACAGATCTTTATGTCATCAACAAAGGAGAAAATTACATTGGATTAGTTACAACCGTTGGTTTAACTACATCTGGAAATGGTCTTTACTTCCACAGTGATGGTGATGACCATAATGAATATAAGTTAGTATCCAATAAAGTACAAGTTACTGGAGATGTAAGCAGAATAGTAACAACTGTAAGTTGTGGAACAACTCATGGATTAGAGAATGGTGATACTATTAAACTTGTAGTCAAACCAAATACGATTGTTGGATTGGGAACAACTGCTGCTCTTAGAGTAGAGTTCAATCAGGAAGAAAGAAAACTTTTAATTAATCCAGTAGGTATTAATTCTTCTAATATCAATATTGCTGATAATACAATTACAATCACCGATCATGGATATAGAACTGGTGATAAAGTTTACTATGAAAGTGTTGAACCAGCGGCTGGTCTTCATACTGGATCATACTATGTAATTAAGGAGTCTTCGGATAAATTTAAAGTTGCAGAAACTTTATATGATGCAATTCCCACCACACAAAATGCTGTCAACATTGTTGGAACGGGAGATACAAATCATAGATTCTCTTTGATAAATCCAGAGATTGATGTAGTTAAAAATAGTGACCTTCAATTTGACTTAAGTCACGAATCTCTTGATGGATTTAAACTTAAGATATTCAGAGAAGGCAATTTTATTAATGAATATACTTCATCCTATGATGAGAATGGTTTCAATGTAATCGGTGTTGGAACTGTTGGTGTTGGTACAACTGGAATTGCAAACTTAACTATTGAGTATTCTGAAAATATTCCTGATAGATTATTCTATGCACTAGAAAAATCTGGATATATTAGCACTGCAGATACTGATGTACAAAACTACTCACAGATTAATTACATCAACAGCCCATACACTGGAACTTATGATGTATTCGGAGTTGGTAGTACTACATTTAATATTTCTCCAGTACAACTCCCAACAGTTTTAAATTATGTTGACACCCAATGTGATGAGTTAAAATATACAACAAAATCAAGAACAGCACTCAGTGGTTCAATCGCTAACGTCAATATACTTTCGAAAGGATTTAACTTCGAAAGTCTACCAAAGTTTAGTGATGTTACATCTGAAGAAGGAACTAATGCAAATATTGCAGCAATTTCAACTTCAATTGGAAGAATCAGAAAAGTAAGATTCAAAGATTTTGGATATGATTATCCATCAGATAAGACTTTAAGACCTGAAGCGATTGTCCCCCCAGTTATTTCTATCGACAACCTGGATACTATCACCGATGTCAGTATTCAGTTTGGTGGCGCAAGATACTTATCAGATCCAGATTTAATTCTGTGGAACGATACCAAGAAACAAATTGTAGATTCAACTACGTTTATTGCTCATGCTCCAAATGGTGCTATTGCAGAAGTAGAGCAACTTGCTCCTATTTTTGGTCTTGAATCTGAACCACATAAGATAATCGCAATTAATAATTCAAATGGTGTTGGTATTTCTTCCATGACCAGTGGTGATTCTGGTATTGCAACCTGTATTTTAAATACTCCTATTCTTGGATTTACTAGCAAATTATTTGAACCTGGTGATAGAATCTTTGTTGAAGGTGTTGAATTAATTCCTGGAACTGGTGAAGGATTTAACTCCGCAGATTATGAGTACAAGTTCTTTGAAGTAACTGAGTACAATGATACCAGTCCAGCAGTATTGAAATTTAGACTTGTTGGGGAAGATGGAATTGGTCTTAGTACTAATCCAGGAATCGCAAAGACATTCCAGTCTGGATATGCTACGATTATTAACAAATCAAATTATCCAATCATTGATGTAAAGCAAGAGAGAGCTAAATTTACTATCAATGAAAAACTCTTCGTTGATACTGGAACTGGTTTCTTTGATACTGATTTGGAAGTTTCTCTTGTAAGAGATGATTATATCAAGATAAGAGGTGATTACAACTTAAGAAAATCTGCAAAGATTAAGGGCATTATAAGTGGAGCAGTTGCTGAGGTAACAAATGTTGATAGAAAGAGAGCGAAGTTTAACATAAGCTACTCATCTAAAGTTGATTTGGGTTGGAGTAATGATATTGGTAAAATTAATGAAGATTACCAAGTAACACCTAACAATGATTATTATCAGAATCTCTCTTATTCAATTAAGAGTCCAATAACATGGGATGAATCATCTGGTCCAGTTAACAGCATTATTCACCCTGCTGGTTTGAAAAACTTTGTTGATGTTGGAATTACTTCCGTTGCAACCTCTAGAGCAGGTTTAGGTGGAACAACATCTGCAATCGTTATCTTAGATGTTGTTAATGAAACTAGAGTTGATACAATTAATAACTTCGATAATGCACTTGATGATAGTCCAAGACAAAGTCCAGTTGGCAATTTCTTACAATCAAATTCTTTACAGATAGAAAACAGGAAACTTACAGACTTTACTGAGTGTAGAACCAATAGAGTTCTTATTCATGATGATATTAGTCCACAATTCTCAAGCAAAGGTTTCCAAGATATATTTGTGGAACTTGAAGAAATTGAGTTTTCTGAAAATCACAACAGATATCTTGTTCAGGTTGTAGATCCAGACACTTCAGACATTCAATTATCCGAACTTGTTCTTCAGTCGACTGCTACAGATACCTTCTTGTTTGAAAAGTATAGTAATTATAGCAATAAGCAACTTGGTTCATTCAGAGCAGATACTGATGGATTTGGTAGAAAAACCATAATCTTCGATCCTGTTGACCCATATGAAACTGACCATGATATTAAGATTCTGAAGAAATCATACCTTTATCAGGCACTTCCTGGTGGTGTTTCTGGAGTTGGAACACAATCCCTTGGTTCTGTAGATGTTATTGGCACATTCACTGCTGGTATTGGTAGTGTCGGAACAGCATCAAGTATCAAGACTATTGCAGAATTTGATGCAACCGAATTTAATGGTGCATTTGCAAACATTGAAATTTCCGATAGATTTGGTACAGTAGTCAACTATGTTGAAGCTGCGATTGACTTTGATGGTTCAGATACTTATTTGAGTGAGTATTATTTCGATGCAACTACTCAGTCCTATAGTTATGTACAAACAGGAATTCTTAGTGCAACATATGATTCTAATGCAGGAACTGTATCTCTGACTGCAAGGAACAGTGGAATATCTTCCACAGTTCTGTATGATGTTCGTTCCAATATTGTTGGATTTGGGACAACAACCGCAGGAATTGGAACATATAGATTCTTATTGAACAACCAACCAGCAGGCACAGAATTAAGTGCTAGATTAGAGTCTACTGTTGGATTTGGAACAACTGTAGTAAGAATTGGTTCTTATGATATAAATTCAATTTCTGCAGTTAATTCAATTGTTCGGGTTTCTGCTGGTCAGTCATCAGCAATACATCAAGTTAACATCCTTGCAAACGATCAAGATTCTGAATTGTTTGTAACTCAAGGACCATTTTCACCAACAAACAATACTACCGGTATTGGAACCTTTGGTGGAGAAATTATTGGTTCTAACTTCCATTTGAATTTCTATCCAGATTCTGGATATGATGTAGAAACTCAAGCGTTTGGTGAAGTTCTCTATAGAGGAATGGATTTTGATAACCAAGCAAATCCACTTGAATATGGTCCTGCTTCTCAATTAGTATTATTATCCGCATTTGACGGTTTAAATGGATTGAGAGCAAACAGAGTTAACTTCACACTTAAGCATGAAGGTGACCCAATCTATACTAAGATTTTCGATCCTTCAAATACATCCATTATAGATTATGCAACGGGAATTTTCAGTTATCCAAATCACTTCTTCAATACTGGTGAAGAATTAATCTATACACCAGAAGCAACATTTGTTGGTGTTGGCAAATCTGCAATGGGTATTGGTAGCACTGAAAACTATCTTGGTATTGTTACTGATAGACTTCCAGAAAGAGTTTATCCAATTGCACTTACTCCAGATACTTTCCAATTAGCAACTAAACCAGAATGGGCAAGAGAAGCTGCTTCATCTGCTGGAGTGAGTGGAAATGTTGGTATTGCTATCACATTTACTGATGCTGGACTTGGAAATTCTCATGAACTTGAATTTACTAAGAAGTTGACAAAGACTGTTGTTGCACTTGACGGTATCGTGCAGCAACCAATTGCCTTTACGCCAATCAACCATCTGTTAGAAAACAACAATGGAGGTATTACTGCTGGTATTTCAACTTTCAATCTTAGTGGTATTTCTTCGGTTCAACCAAGAGACCTTCTTAGAATTGATGATGAATACATGAAGGTTGTTGAAGTTGGACTTAGCACTAATGTTAATGGTCAACTTCTTGGTCCAATCAATGGAATTATTGCTGCAGGTGCTGCTGCAACATACCCAACTGTATCTGTTGTTCGCGGAATCGTTGGTTCTGCAGCAACTACTCACACTGATGGCGCAGAGGTCAGAATTTACAGAGGTGCAATTAACATTGTTAAGAATGAAATCTTCTTCGTTGATCCTCCAAAAGGAAACTCTAGAGCAAGAAGAAATTCTTCAAATCTTCCTTATGTTAAGGCAGAATACACTGGCAGAACCTTCTTGAGATCGAATTATGATACCAATATGCTCTTCGATGATATTTCGGATAGTTTCACTGGTATTGCTAAAACCTACACTACAACCATTGAAGGAATCAATACTTCTGGTGTTCAACCTGGTAATGGAATCCTGTTCATTAATGGTGTTTTCCAGACACCATCAACTCTCAACAACGCTGGAAACAATTATGTTTTCGAGAGAGACACCTCTGCAGGTATTTCTAGTGTTGTATTTACTGGTATCACTTCAACCAATGGTCTTCCCATTCAATCTGAGTTTGATATCAACCAGAATCAGATTCCAAGAGGTGGTTTGGTAGTTTCCCTTGGTTCGACACCTGGTCTTGGTTATGCACCTCTTGTAGGTGCTGTGGTTAAGGCAGAAAAAGATTCTTCTGGAACTATCACAGATATTGTTGGCATCAATACTTGGACTAGACCTGTTTCTATAAGCACGGCAACGTATAATAAGATTTCTGGAATTCTTGAGGTTGAAACTGTTGAACCACACAATCTTAGAAATGGTGATAGTGTAAAATTAGTTGGTCTCGCATTTACCTGCCCAAGTGGTTCTGGTATTACAACTACAATCTTCCCAGATCATGATCGCGCTCTTGCATTGTTTAATGTTGTTGATGCAAACAAAGTCAATGTTCTTGTTGGACCAAGCACAATTACACATTACTACACGGGTGATGGTGAAATTTATAGACATTATAATTTAAATTTCGGTTCTGGATATAGATCACCAGTTTCTATCGCAGTTACTGATAGAGCATATGAGCATAGATTTGTAAGAGCAGGTATAAATTCAACTTTTGATGGTAGTGGTAACACCTATTCAATCACTAATGCTAAATTCACTTCACATACAGGTGAACTTCAAGTAACAATTGATGGACATGGATTAACAACTGCAGATACTGTTGGATTCGATACTGGTTCAATCGTATTCAGATGTTCTGATGATGATTTCTTCACAGAACAAGTTTATCCAAGACCTACAGATCCAGCAGCAGGAGTTAATCTTTCCATTGCTTCTACGACAGTAAACACTTTAACTGTTAATGTTGGTCCAGCTGGTGGTGGTGGAACGGGTGCTGTTGTTGAGGCAGTAGTCGGTGCTGGAGGAACTTTGGCACTCAATATTGTTAATGGTGGTACTGGATATATCAATCCTATTATTGAGATTCCAGAACCAAATTATGAAAATATGCCTGTTACTGGTGTTTCTAGACTTGGTGTTGGTGCTACAACGGAGACTGGTAAGAACTTACTTCTCAACTTGACAGTTGGTGCCGCTGGCACAAGTAATGTCGGTATTGGTTCAACATTATTCTCAATTGAGTCATTCAAGATTGCTAGAAATGGATATGGATTCCAACCTGGAGATGTTGTAAAAGTTGTTGGTCTTGTTACTGCTAAGGATTATACTGCACCAATTGCCGATTTCCAAGTTGAAATCACACAAACCTTCAATGATTTCTTCTCATCTTGGTCATTCGGTGAAATGGATTACATTGATAGTATTGCTGGTTATCAAGACGGAAATAGAAAGAGATTCCCACTCTTCTATAATGGTGAATTGTTAGCATTTGAAATTGATCCAGCAGCAAGACTTTCTAGCGCAATTGATTTAGATGCAGTTCTTGTTATCTTTGTAAACGGTGTTCTTCAAACTCCAGGATATGCATACCAGTTCCTTGGAGGAACATCATTTACGTTTACTGAGGCACCAAAGGTTAACGACAGAGTAGATATTTTCTTCTATGTCGGTCAGAATGGAATTGACGTTGGAATTACGACAGTTAGAGAAACTATTAAAGTTGGTGATGATGTTTTTGTTAGAAGACATCCAGGTCTTCCACTAACTGTAGACCAAATTGAGCAAAGAACTATCTCAGAAATTCTTGGTTCTGATACAGTTGAAACTGCAATTTACACTGGTCCTGGTGTAAATCAAAATGATTTCAAACCATTCTATTGGACAAAGCAGAAGAAAGACAAGTTTGTAAAGGGTGATGTTATTTACAAAACCAGAGCATCCCTTGAACCAAGAATTTTCCCAACTGCAAAGGTTATTGGTGATGTTAACACTAATAGTGATCAAATATTCGTTGATAATGCACAGTTCTTTGATTATGACGAAGTCATCTATGATTTGAATATCAATACATTTGAATTTGATGCCTTTATGGTGGATTCTTTTGAACCAGTATCTGCTGCGTTTACTGCTACAGTCAGTGCTGCTGGAACTGTTACATCTATTCAAATTCTTGATGGTGGTAGTGGATATACTGGATCTACGGTTGACCTCAAATTCTCTGCACCAAGAGTTATTGGTGTTGGAGTTGGAACAACGGCAACAGGAACTGCAACCGTTGGAACTGGTGGATCAATCACATCAGTAACACTGACTAACCCAGGAATGGGTTATACAAATGCTACAAACCAGGCAATTGTACCTCAAATTATTACAGAAGTTCCTACTGCAATCAGAGAAACTATTGGTGGTATTTCAAATGTTCAAGGATTTACTGGAATTATTACTGGTATTGGAGAAACAACCAACGGTAGTGGTCAAAAAGCAATTAAATTCTTCTTCTCGGCATTAAAAGATTACACTCCTTCTGGAGAATCTGAACTTGCATCTGATGCTTTAGATTTACAAGTAGGATATCCAATCATTGTTTCAAATACTAAGGTTGGACATGGAGTAACTTCCGTATATGATTCTGATAATGCAGTTGTTTCCATTGGAACAACATTCCTTGATAACATCTATATTGTTGATTCAATCTTCAGTGTTGGACCAATTGGAGTCCTGACTTGTAATGTTCACAATGCAACTAATTTAACTGGCATTGGTTCAACAGGAAACTTTGACGAATATAATGCAGGTCTTACAACTTCTCTTGGAACATTCTCTTGGGGAAGGATATACAACTTCAACCAAAGAACCAATCCAATTTCAATTGGTGTTACTGGATTGACAATTGATTCTGGTTTATCTACATTCCCAACAATTCAAAGAAGAGGCAATTTTGGTGAGTCTAAGACTGGAGCAGTTCGTTCCAGAAAACCAATTGCGGATCCAAATATTGTACAGGACAATATTTTACCGTTCTATCCATAATAAATACATAAAAAAAGATAACGATGTCAGCACTTGTTACTGATCAATTTAGGATTTTGAATGCCAGTAATTTTGTAGATTCTGTTGGAGATACTTCCAACGCATATTACATTACTGTTGGTCTTCCCAATCCAACTATTGTTGGATATGGTAGGAGCAATACGTGGAACACAAATCCACCAGCACCTATTGATAACCTTGCATATAATAAGCATACTGGCGATGTTACGTTATATGGTAGAAGAGTTTCTTCTTCTAATGTAAGAAGGTTGGCTAGAAAAATTGAATGGACATCGGGTTCAAAATATGAGATGTATAGACACGATTACAGTGTCTTAAATCCATCTCCATTAACAAATGCATCAAGATTGTATGATGCAAATTATTATGTAATTAACTCAGATTATAGAGTTTATATTTGTATTGAAAATGGTTCTAGTGGAGACAACCCAAAAGGTAATAACTCCCAGGACGAACCAAGATTTACTGATTTAGAACCATCCAGAGCAGGTGATAGTGGAGATGGATATATCTGGAAGTATCTGTTTACAATTAGTCCAAGTGATATTATTAAGTTTGATTCTATTGAATATATTACAGTTCCAAATGATTGGGCAACATCAACCGATTCACAGATAAGAGCAGTTAGAGAATCTGCAGATTCTTCTATTAATGAAAATCAAATCAAAACTGTTTATATCCAAGACCAAGGAGCAAATTATGCTAATGGTTTAGGGCAAGAGGTTGATATTATTGGTGATGGCACTGGAGGAAAAGTAAGAGTTGATGTTGTTGGTGGTAAGATTACAAATACTGTAGTCACTTCAGGTGGTAAAGATTATAGTTATGCAATGGTTGATTTGGGTTCTATCAACTCAAATACCACAGGAACTAGTGCACATCTGATTCCTATCATTCCCCCATCAAAGGGACATGGATATGATATTTACAATGAATTAGGAACCGACAAGGTTTTAGTTTATGCAAGATTTGATGATAGTGATAAAGACTTCCCAACAGATACAAGTTTTGCTCAGGTTTCTATCGTTAAAAATCCAACACAAGTTGGAACTAGCGATATCTACAAAGCAAACAATTTTAATGGTTTGAATGCATTTAAGTTCCAGACAGTGACTGGAACACCAAAGGTTGGAGAAAAGATTTTCCAGAGAGTTCAGCAAAATACTGCTAGAGCATTTGGTTATGTTGCTTCTTATGACCAAGATACAAAGGTTTTGAAGTATTTTTCAGATAGATCTTTGTTCTTGAATCAAACAACTCTTGATACTCAAGATTATACTGGCATCTCTACCAATGGTAGAAGATACAACTTTGAATCTTCCAGTGAATTAATCACAGGGACCACTTCTTCATTTACTGGTTCAATTGATACCACATTTAGTGGTTTCACTGTAAACCCAACAGGAACAAAGTTAATTAACCTCGGGGTCAACTTCACCGGTGGCACTGCAGTTTCTGAAATAAATAAAGGCTCAGGGGATATTATATACCTTGATAACAGAGCCAGCATTGCTAGGAACGCACGCCAAAAAGAAGATTTAAAAATTATACTGGAATTCTAAAAAATGCCACAGAAGACGAACCTCAACGTAAGCCCTTATTATGATGATTTTGATAAGGACAAGAATTTTTATAAGGTCTTATTTAAACCAGGGTATCCTGTTCAGGCAAGAGAATTAACTGGTCTTCAGTCAATCCTCCAGAATCAGATAGAATCCTTTGGCAGCCACATGTTCAAAGAAGGTTCTATGGTTATTCCTGGTGGAATTACCTGTGATAATCAATTTACGACAATTAAAGTCAATCCAAATCATTTAGGCATTGATATTACTGTCTATCTTGACGCATTGTCTTCTGGATCTAATGGTAAAGGAACAAAGGTAATCGGTCAAGATTCTAAAGTTGTTGGTAATATTAGTGGATATATACTTCCACCAACTTTAGATGTAGAAGATATTACAGTTTTTGTCAAGTATCGCGATAGTGCTGAAGATGGGGAAAGTGTAGAATTTCAGGATGGTGAAGTTTTAATCCTTGATGAAAACCTCACATATGGCAACACAACCCTTGTTGAGGGTGATACGGTACTTACCCTTAAAGGAACTGAAGCAACGCAGACAGGATATGCTGTAGGTGTTGCAGAGGGCGTTTACTTTATCAGAGGTACCTTTGTAGATGTCCAAAAACAAAGAATTGTTTTGGATCCATATGACAATGAACCATCATTTAGAGTTGGATTTGATGTCGTAGAAGAAATTATAAACTCAGATGAAGATGAATCCCTGAATGATAATGCAAAAGGATTCACAAACTATTCTGCACCAGGTGCAGATAGATTAAAAATTAGTGTAAAATTAGCCAAAAAGCAACTAACTGATACTGATGACGTCAACTTCATCGAATTAGTTAAAATTGATCAAGGAGAAATTAAAAAACTCCAAAATCAGTCAGATTACAACATAATCAAAGATTATTTCGCAAAGAGAACTTTTGAAGAATCTGGTGACTATGCCATTGATAATTTTATCGTAGAAACATCAGAGTGTTTAAACGATGAAAAGGGAAATGGTGGATTATTTAAGTATGATGAAGTAACTGAGCAAGGAAATACTCCCTCAGAAAATTTGGTTTCTGTTAAAGTTTCTGCAGGAACTGCTTACGTTAGGGGTTATGATATTGATTTAGTTGGATCTACTGTCCTTGATGTTGAAAAACCAAGAACAACCAAATCAGTTGCAACTGCAGCAGTCCCATTTGCAATGGGAAGTTTATTGAAAGTCAATAATACGGCAGGTGTGCCATACATTAACATTGGCGACAGTGACGCTGGCGGTGCAAATAGCACTAATGGCAATATCATTTCTTTATATAAAGAAAGAAGAAATAACACTGGTATTACTAATATTTCTGATGCAGCAACAGCAGGTCTGAACACCAAAATTGGTGAGGCAAGAGTTTATTGGTATGGTCTTGCAGATGATACTTATAAAAATGCTGCTACTCAATTTGATCTGTACTTATTTGATATTCAAACTTATACAGTTTTAACATTAGCAAATACTTACAATACTAATGATGTTCCAGATACCTCTATTGTTAGAGGTCTTTCAAGTGGAGCAACTGGATTTATTAGCACAAGAAGCACTAATGTCTATAGTTTAACACAAACTTCAGGAGAGTTTCTTGTTGGTGAGCAAGTTATTATCAATGAGCAAGTAAAATATCAAACTGGTATCAATGCAATCACAGTATACACTACTGAAGATATTAAAGGTATTTTCCAAGATTGCCCATCATTGAACAGCAACATCCAAACTCCTTTTGTTGCAGATACTGTTCTTTATCCTAAGCCCCTCCCACAATTTGCAATAACAGACCAACTGACGCTTTCTGGTTCTGGTGCAACAAAAACAGGTATAGTTGGTGGAAGATTCTTTAGCGGTGTAACTGGAATCAAACTCGGAAGAACTATCAAATATCAGAATGGAAATGCTGATCCAATTTATGCAGATATTAGTGCAATTTCTGCAGATGGAACAAGTATTAGTCTGACTGTACCAACAACTGCAGTTCCTGGTGTTTATAGAGCAACGCATGGTGCCAATGCAAATTATAATTTCCGTTTGATGGTTCCAAGAATCATCAATGCAGGATCAACAGGTCTTTATTCTCCTATGCCTGTTGAAAATATTGCATCTGTTGACTTAGCAAACTCAAGTTTATTCATAACAAAGCAAATTACACATCCAAGTTTTAGTGGAAATGGATTTGAACTCGCTGTAGGTGATGCAATTAGTGCAAGTGCTGGAATTACTAGTGTATTCTATACACCATTTGATGCAGAAAGATATGCAATTGTTTATTCTGATGGTTCAACAGAAAAACTGACTTCTGGTAAAGTTACTTTAGGTCCTGGTGGAAACACAGTTACCTTTAGTGGTTTAGATAAAGCATCAGATTCAAATACAACTGTTATTGTAACATTAGACAAGAGAAATGTTACTAATAAAACTAAGGACTATATCAGAAGTAATTCTATCACTATTGATAGAACTTCAAAAACAAATGCATTAGGTGGTTTAACTACCAGTTCATACTATGGAACAAGAATTGATGATAGGGAAATATCTTTGAATGTTCCAGATGTTATGGAAGTATGTGCAGTTTATGAATCGACGGATGAAAATGCACCAATTCTTGATAAACTCACATTTGCTACAGGTTCAAATCTGAATACAGAAGCAATTGTTGGTGAAAAGATATTCGGTGAAGAAAGTAGAGCAATTGGTTATGTATATGAAAGAACATCAAATACAATATCCTTTGTTTCAAAAAATACAAACAATTTCTCCGTTGGCGAAACCGTTAATTTTGAAAAATCTGCAGTTTCTCTAGTTGTCCAAGAGGTAACTAAAGGAAGTTATGTAGATTTGACTGCCAATTATAGATTAGATACAGGTCATAGACATGATCTTTGTGATTATTCTAGAATTATTAGAAGACCTGGAAGTCCAACTCCAAGCAGGAAGTTGTTGGTAATTTATGATGCATATGAAGTTGGATCTGATAATAATGGAGATTTCTTCACTGTAAATTCTTACTCAGCAGATAGATTTAAGAGTGATATTCCAACATTGCCAAGCGGTCTTAGAGTAACAAATACAATTGATTTTAGACCAAGAGTTAAGCATTTTACATCAACAACTACTTCGCCTTTTGCATTCTCATCAAGACAATACGATTCTACTTACAGATATGTAATTTCTCCAGATGAAAGTTCTTATGTTGGATACTCTTATTATCTTCCAAGAATTGATTTAGTCTCTATCAATAGATTGGGAGAAGTTGAAGTAATCCAAGGAGAACCTGCAGATATTCCACAAGCACCTGTGCTTGCTGATGATGCAATGGAAATCGCATCAATTAGTTATCCTCCATATCTTTTCAACCCAGATTCTGATCCACAGATTCTTCTGAGAGATAATAGAAGATTCACAATGCGTGATATTGGAAAGCTTGAAGATAGGATTGAAACTCTTGAAGAATTGACGAGTCTTACTATGCTCGAATTGAGCACAAAGTCTCTCTCAGTTACTGATGCTAACGGATTAGATAGATTTAAGTCTGGATTTATTGTTTCTGATTTTAGAGATAAGTCATTGGCAGATCCACGTCTGACAACTATTGATATTAGTAAGGAGGGTGCAACTGCAATCGCACCTGTTGATATCTGGTCAATGGATGCAGAATTAGCATTTGATCCAAATATTAATATTCAAACCGCAGATTTGAGTCAAAACTTAAGACTTCAGGATACAAATATCCAGAAATCTGGTGATATGCTTACGTTAAAGTATGAAGAAGTTGAATGGTTAAATCAACCTCATGCAACTCATGTTGAAAATGTTAATCCATTTGAAGTTGTTGCTTTTGTTGGTGGTGTTGTTTTAGATCCAGCATCAGATAATTGGGTCAGAACAATCTATATCAATGATCAAAGAACAGAATCAACTGGTGCAAAGTGGAAGCAACAGGCAAAAGTAACTAAGAAAGTTGACAAAAAAGTTCGTTTTGAACGTTACAAGAAGGGTGGAAATAGAGGTGAAACTGGAAGAAGAAAGTATGTAACAACAACTATTACGACAAAAACAAAATACACACCAAAACTTACAGGTCCATCAAGAGAATTTAATTATGTTGAAGATGTGAAAATATCTGGAGATGCAGATCCATGGATGCGTGAGAGAAATGTTTACTTTGCTGCTAATGGATTGAGACCATTTACAAAGCACTATCACTATCTTGATAGTCAGCAGGTTGACATTATACCAAAACTTTGTGAAATCAATATGATTTCTGGAACTTTCCAAGTTTATGAAGGAGCTGATGTTTTCGATTCAACTGGAAAGAAAATTGGTTTTATGAGAATTGTAAAACCAAATCATAAGTTTGGTGATACTACCAGACCAGATATTGGTGCTGGTCTTGGTTCTCCATCAGTTCTTGTTGAGAAATATAGTGTAGATCCATATGATAGAACTAGACCAGCTCCAGGCGAGTTATATTCTCCAACATCAAAACTGATTAATTTTGGCGTTAGAGCTTTAGCTAATTGGCAGAAGTTCTATGGGTATGTGGAAAAAGGTGCTAAGGTAGTTGGACAAAGTTCTGGTGCTGTTGCTACAATCACAAGAGCAGAACTTATTTCTGATAACTGGGGAGATATCATTGCAAACTTCTACTTCAGAAACCCAAATAGCAATCCATTACCACCAGTAAGGGTTAAGAGTGGTACAAAAACTGTTAAAATTACTGCTGTTCCACCCAATACATTTGTTCTTCCTGGTTCAAAGAGATTTGCATCGGAAGCAATTGGAACATATAGTGGTTCTGGAACAATCTTAACTCAGGAGACAACCCGAGTTTCTGTAAGAAATCCACCCAAACCTGCAGCAAAACCAACAGAAATCCAGCGTAAAGTAAAAGCACCTCATAGAGATCCATTAGCACAATCATTTACTGTTGATGGTAAGGGCATATTCTTAACTTCTTTTGACTTGTTCTTTGCTTCTAAAGATCCAGATTCAAAAATATTTGTTGAACTGAGGACTATGGAATTGGGAACACCAACTCAGTACTTAGTCCAAGATTACACTCAAGTTGCACTTAATCCAGATCAAATCAATGTATCTCAGGATGCAAGTGTTCCAACTAGAATTAGTTTCCCATCTCCAGTTTATCTTGAGGCGGATAAAGAATATGCAATTGTTGTTCTTGCTCCAGCATCAATTAATTATGAGATGTTTATTGCAAGAATGGGTGGCAAAACGCTGAAAACAACCAATCTTCCTGATGTACAAAATGTTGTCGTTAGTAAGCAGTATATTGGTGGTTCATTATTTAAATCCCAAAATGGAACTATTTGGACACCAAGTCAATATGAAGATTTGACTTTCAAACTTTATAAAGCAAAGTTTGTAAGTTCTGGAACTGTAACATGGCATAACTCCGATATTACACCAAAAGGTACTAATAGTGCTTCTTTGAATAACAACCCAGTTGAAGGTCTTCCAAGAAAAATTAAAGTAGCAATTACTGGAACATTAAACAGTAATGTTGTACTTGGAACTAAGGTTGCTGAAGGAGCAACTGCACCAAGTGTCAGTGGATTTGTTGAAAATCTTGGTGCTGCAGCAGCCACTGTAGAAATTACCGATGGTGGTTCTGGATATCTTGCATCGCAAACTGGAATCACAAATGTAAACTTGTTCTCACTTACTGGAAGTGGAACTGGTGCAGTAGCAACAATTAATACTGATGCAGATGGTAAAGTTTCTAGTGTGACTCTTACCTCTAACGGTTCTGGTTTTGTTGAAGGTGAAACAGTTGGAATTACAACATCAAGTATTGGTACGACCGCACAGCAACAAGGTTCTGGTGCTAAGGTTACAATCAAAACAATCAATGCTTCGACAGATACGCTTTATCTAACTGATGTTCAGGGTGATAACTTTAGTGCCGCATCTTCAGTTTATTACTTGACAGATGCAAATGATGAGTCAACAAGAACAAATTCTGGCGCTTCAGTAACTACTTCTGCAATAGTTAATAATAAGTATTCTGGTAATGTGTTCCGCATCAAGCAGCAAAATCATGCTCATCATGGTGGAAATAATAAAATTGAAATTGTTGATATTGACCCAGATACAACTAAGACAACATTGACCGAAGAATTTACAGAGACTGCGACTACGGTTGCAGTTGCAAATACTTCAATCTTTGCTAGATTTGAGGGGATTTCAACCACTAGAGGTTATGCTTTAGTTGATAATGAAATTATTGGATATTCCAATATTAGTGCTGGTAACGCAGGTGCTGGTACTTTGACAATTGATTCTAGATCATTACAAGGTAGTGTCAAATCAATTCACAATAAGGGTGTTTCCATTCAACCTTATGAAGTAAATGGTGTTTCTTTGACAAGAATCAATACAACACACAATATTCCATCAACTTATTATGCAACTGATAACTCAAATATTGATAGTTATTTCCTAGAGTTTGATAGAAGTTTAGAATCGCCTTCTGTTAGAGATAACGGAGCAGGTTTGCTCAACTTTAAAACTCAATCTGGTTTTGGTGGCAACACAGTTGGTATTTCACAAAACTATCAGTTCAGCGTTCTGACACCACAATTTAATGTTATTACTCCAGGAAAAGGAACATCTGCTAAGTGCAATGTTCGAACAATTTCTGGAACAAGTGCTGGTGGAAATGAAGCATCATTTATTGACCAGGGTTATCAACCAGTAGTTCTTAACAAACCAATTTACTTCAATACTCCAAGAATGGTTGCTTCTGAAGCAAATGAACAGGCAAGACTCACTACTTTACCACGTAATAAATCACTTACCTTGAGAGTTGATTTTGCTTCTGAAGATGAAAATCTATCACCAATGATGGATACTCAAAATGCAACATTTGTTCTTGGAAGAAACAAAACTAACAAACCTATTGATGATTATGTCACAGATTCAAGAAGTAATCAAGATGAAGGTGATCCACATGGTGCAGTATTTGTAACCAAGGCAGTTTCTCTCTCACAACCAGCATCCAGTTTGAAAGTCATCATCGCTGCACATAGAGAAGAAACTGCAGACTTTAGAGTATTCTATAAACTCTATAAGGCAGATTCTATGGAAATTGAACAAAAATTTGTTCCATTCCCAGGATATGATAACATGTTTGACACTGATGGAGATGGTTTTGGTGATAGAGTTAAAGATCCTAACAAAAATAATGGAAGGGCAGATGCTTTTGTCCCACCAAATGGTGAGGGAGAAGATGATTTCTCAGAATATCAATTCAGTGTGGATAACTTAGATCAGTTTACTGCATTTGCAATTAAGGTTGTTATGTCATCGACAAATGAATCTGCACCTGTTAGACTGAGAGACTTTAGAGCAATTGCACTCGCATAATATGGACAAGGAAGACTTGATTCCCGTTGAGGGACACAATAACTTATTCAGAGATAGAAATACTGGGGCTATCATTAACACCGATAGTTCCGGTTATACCCAATATAAAAAAATGAAGCAACGGAGGCAGACAGAAAGAGAAGAACTTGATACTCTTAAGAAGGATATTGACGAAATTAAATCTTTACTCAAGGAGCTTACTAATGGATCCAGATGACATCAAACTTGAAAAACTGTCCAAAGAATTTGAATATCAGAAAATAGCAAACGAAATTGATGGGTGCGATTCTGTGACTATGCTGAAAGACATGGCTAAGTCATATGTAAAACTTTACCTCAAACAGCAGGAAGTTGTAAGTACTTTGGGACTTGAAGGAATATAAATAATTCCTAGATCCTGAAAATCTATCGTAAATGGCTGATATTAAGGTCAGGGTAGGTCAACAACCTGCAGTAAAAGTAATATCTTCGCTTGCTGGTGCTCAAGGTCTATCTTTAGCCGAACTTAGTGATGTTAGTGCAACCAATTTGCAGAATGGAATGGTACTCGTGTACAACAGTTCTATTCAAAAATGGGAAGCAAC